TCTTTTTCTATCACGGCATAATCGGTGTTCCAATGGTTTACAAGCGTGGCGTTTTCTGCTTTCTCGCCAAATCGGAAACCGTTTGATGTAACGCCAAGCGCGGCGGCAGGCTTCAGCGCTGCGAGCGTCGCATAAAACTTCGTGCCAATCATCGTATTGTTAACGTCAAAGTACTCATAATTTGCGCCACTTTGCATATTTGTAGTGTAATACATCTGCAAATATCCGCTTGACAAGTCGGTCTTAAATCCGCTGTTTTTTATTGACAGCTGACCACCGTCAAGGTTTATGTCGCCGCCAGTGATGTTAATGTCAGAAGCTTCGATATGACCGGATTCGAGGTTAAAAGAAAATTCGCCGTTTGCGGACTGCATTATTCCGGCTTTTATAATGTTAGCCGTCAGTGTGCCCGTATCAATGAAGTCCGCTACGATATGACCGTCCTGCGTGATTGCGGTTTTATATGTGCCATTGTAGCCTGTGGACGAATATCCAAGACCCGACAAATTCCACCGCCATATTTTTGTCGCTGTGCTTGCGTCCGCAGTGTTCATAATCAGCAGCTCTTGCGGATTTTCGGATGGATTAAGTCTGATATATCCGCCGCTGTTGCCTGTGATTGCCGCCGTTGCGTTCGCTATTGCCTCTTGATACGCCTCTGTGATTTCCGACTTGCTTGAAATAGCGATGTTTTTCGCGTCCGTTGCCTCTTTGACCGTCTGCGATATAATGCTTGACATATCCGTGCGAGCACTGCCGAGTTCTATCTTTGTGTATTTTTCGGCTATGGCATCGTAGACGGTTTTTATTACTTTTGACTTGATGTTTACGCCGAGTTCTTTGTGATAGATTGTGACGGTGTCGCAAAGATTGACGGCTTCAAGCGGCGCGATGTTTGCGTATTCGGGAGACTGCGCAAGGTTGACAAAAGAAACGGTCACAGAAGCTTTGATAGAATTGATATCGTTGTCCTCTGCATATTTCTGTACCGCTGCGTCAAGCGAACTTTGCGTCGGCGTATTTGACCCAAAGTCGGAAGAAAAATCACGGGCAAGAATGCGCGTTGAGATGCCGCTTGTATTGGTGACATTATAAGAGCTTGTGAGGTTGATATCATCCGTTTTGACATAGCCGAATATTCCGGTGTATGACGCGGACATATCAACATCACATTTCAGCTCCGTCATATTCTTGCCGTAGGCTATTCTCACGCCGTTATCTTTGCCGCGCGATTTATGGAGCTTGATTGTGTAATTGTCGAACTCATATTCGCCGCCGTAGGTGTAAAGCACAGAGCCTTCAACGCCGCCGAGAGCCGCACGAGCTGAAACATTGGAAAGATTGATAGACGAGGAAAGCATTATATCAGTTGTTGCCGCTGTGAATCCCGTTGCTTTTCCGAGCTGATTTTTTGCAGCGGTCAATATTGCGTTTATCGCAACTTGCGCGTTGCCCGATGCGGAAACAGTCGGCACTGGATATCCAGAAAGAATATAACTAACATGCTCCGCATAAACCGTAAACTCGCCGTTGATAGGCTTTGACACTTTATAGATGTGGAATAGCTGATTTTCGCTTGTCTGATTCGGCTTTGCTTTAATGTAACAGTCCGTCACAATGTCGTTGGCATGGGTTGCGCCGATGGGGTATACAAGCTCAAGCTCATACACCCCATTGCGCTCCTCCGTCACTTCGCACGCGGTGCATTCCGACAACCAGCCTATTTTTGTTTTTGCGTCCGCTTTTAAGAGTATTGGAGTCATTTTATCACCTTTAAGATAATATATAAATAGACTTGCTGATTATCATAACTCGCGCCAGTGCGGGACGATTTCCACTTTTGTCACCGTTCCAGTCCAGCTGATAGAGTTCGCGCCTGCTTTAAGCGTCGGAAAGTCGTCAAAATTTGCGCGGTCTGCCTTGCTGCTCGTGCCAGTAAATACCGCCTGCAAGCTGCTATCGCACTCGATGTAACTCGATATCGATTTAAAGGCAAATGATTTGTTATTTACTTTGAGCGTGAAGTTGCCGCTTCCGTAAATTTTAAAATACGGCAGGGCGGTGTACTGCGTCGGATTTGTGATACTTCCTTCCGCCGTCAAGGTTGTTTTTGCGTCGCCTGTCGTGAGGTTTCTGAACGGCTTGCAGTTGAAAGCTATCTCCAAATCAGCCCATTCGCCTTTTCCGAGATAGTCCCAATCAACTGAGCCAGTCCTCGCCGCCATTCTGTAGTGCGTGGAATCGTCGCTATCAATCAGCTTATGATATCCAACAGCGGAAAGCCAGTTAGCTATTTCTAACAGCTTTGACTTGACATTTTTAACGCGGACTTGATAAGTGACATCAACATTTCTATAGCGTCCGTTGTCTAATATCACTTCTCCGTCTCTTCCGGGCACTTCGACAAAATCGACATCGCGGACGGGTGCTTTATATATTTCTTTGTGCTTGATGATTATGCCGAAGTCAGAGGACTTCTTGCCGTTCCATGTAAAATAATCGTTAAGCATAAGCACCCGCCTTTCTCTCTGCCGCATTTGCGAGCATTTCTGACAGCCTTTCTGCAAGGCTCTTTATATCTTCCTGCGTGTAATTGTTGAATGTGTCGATATTAAGAGTTAGAGAAACGCCCTTTGACGCCCCGACTGAAACTCCAAATCCCGACGAAACGGACGCGCCGTAATTGTCGATAACACCCTGCGACACATCCTTTATTGCAGAAAATGCGTCTTTGCCGCCCTGCTCGATACCGATTGCCAGTCCTTCGGTCGTGAACTGACCGATTTTTTTGAACACCTTTGACGGTGAAGCAATGCCCAGTATCTTTTTAGCGATGTTTGTGAGGTCTCCGAAGAGGTTTTTAAACCATTCTCTGAAATTTTTCCAGGCATTTGCAACACCCTGTTTCATTCCGGCTACGATGTTTTTTCCTATGCTGCTCCAGTTGTAGGAGCGGAAAGTGTCAACGATTGACGCGATAATTCGTGGTATCATTGCAACCATATCGGGAATCGCCTGAATCATACCCTGTGCAATAGCCAGCAGGAGCTGAACGCCGCCGCTTATCAGTGTACCAAGGTTGTTTAACAGTCCGTTTGTAATCGCTATAATAAGATTAGGCACATACGCCATCAGTTCGGGTAACGCTTCCATGAGTCCGTGGATTAACGCAACCATTATCTCAACGGCTGCCGCCATGATGTTAGGAAGCTCCGTGATTATCGTTGCCGTGATAGCTCCTACAAGCTGCGGAACTGCGGCAATTAACTGAGGTATAGCGTCCATTAACCCTTGTACAAGCGCAAGCACCAAGTTAAGCGCGGATTCAATCATTGCGTTAAGGCTTGCGGGGTCCGACAAGGTTTGAGCAAGTGCCAAAACCGCCTGAGTTGCCGCCTCCATTAGCTTTGACGCGATGCCGGACAACGCAGATAACAGCGTCGGGAGGAGTCCGCTTATCAACGCAGGAAGCGCATCTATAACGCTGCTCACAAGATTTGCCGCTGCATCAAGCAGTCCGGGAAGAACCGTGTTGACAACATCAGGTATCTTTTCAATAAGCACGGGTGCAAGCTTGTCAACGAGTTGCACAACGCCAGTCAAAGACTGCTCCACGCGGGGCAGAATATTGCCCGCCGCCGTTGCAACCGATTCCACGAAGTTATCAACCAGTTTGCCGAAGTCTTGATTATCGTCTGCAATGCCGACTAACAGATTTTGCCACGCTGATTTTGCAGAACTGAGTGAGCCTTGTATGGTCTTTTCCGCTTCTTTTGCGGTAGTTCCTGTAATGCCCATTTCAGTCTGAACAGCGTGTATTGCTTCGACAATGTCAGAATAGCTTGAAATGTCAAACTTCTTGCCCGTTAGCTTTTCAGCATCGGACAGAAGGCGTTGCATTTCTTCTTTTGTGCCACCATACATTATGTTCGCCACAGGTCGCTACTCTGTGACCGCCTTTCGGCTGCTGTATGTTTCCATACAGTTCAGGCTATCTCTTCATCTGCTTTCGCAGAGCCTTGCGCTTCCACTCGCTTGAGCGTACTCCCTTTCGGGATAGCCGTCACAGCTTCCTTGATTACAAGGCTTGCCACGGTGTTTTCTTCGACATTACTCGGTCAGAGTTTCACCGTTTTCACAAGGTTTATACTGAGCAATGGTGTTATGCCGCTAAAGGCATATTTTTTTGTCTACCCAGTTTAAGGTTATCTAACCGATTGCTCCACGGTTTCCCGTAGAATCAGACTATTTCTTCAACTCATAGAGTTGGTGCGCGCTTCCCACCCGCGTGTCAATAGCGGAGGTACTCGGTGACGAACCGATAGTCGTTACACTTTCCTCAAAGAGGCTTAGCACGAGATTGCCATATCATTTGACTTAGGTTTCCTCGTTAGCGGGATTGCTCCCACACCCTTGACAGGTTCACGCACGCTCGACCGCGCAATCGCTTACGCGGCGGACATTAAGTTTATCGTGAAGTTCTGCTTTGCAAATCCTTGATAGGCATACTGGATTGACTGAATATCCGTACCCATCTTGTTCGCGTTATCCGCCATATCAGTAATAGCTTTGTCGGCTTGTTTTGCCGCTTTAGCTGTATCGCCGTCCAATGACTGCAAAAGCGAAGCCGAGAAGCTCGTCACCGTTTCCATATACTGATTGGCGGAAAGTCCCGCGGTCTTATATGCGTTATCTGCATATTGCAGGACGGTATCAGACGATTGCTTGAAAAGAGTTTCAACGCCTCCGACAAGCTGCTCATAGTCGGCATAAGCGGCTGTTGCGTCCTTAACTACCTTTGCCACGCCTGCCGCCATTGTGCCCATTGTAGCGGCGGATACTTTGGCAACGGTTTTTAAACCGCTTTTAACCTTTTCGCCTAACTCTTTTGTTTTTGCGCCAGTATCCTTTATTGCCTTGTCGGATTCTGAAGTGTCCGCTCCAATTTTTATAAATACTTCAAATAGATTCACTTAATCACCTCTATTCCGCAGTTATCTGCGATTTCTTGAGTGATTTCTTCGGCTGTTCTTGTTTCAACGGGCGGAGGATTCAATATATCATAATAGCGTTTCTGTATGAATTTCCCGCCGACTTGATTTGCTGTGTTCTCGCTTATCATTCGTAGACAGTCCGTCACATAGACCCTATATATTTCATCTTCCGTTCTCTTTTTATAAAGGGCTATGCAAAAGTCCTTCACATAGCCCCAGCCAAACAGCCTAAAACTTCTTAAATTTATTCGGCAGAGACATTCTTTGAAAATGTCGCAAGGAACGGCACGACAGAGGTAAAAAAATCGTTTGCACCCTCGCTTGTCAAAAGCGTAATGATAGTCTTGAGCGCATTAGGTGCTTTTTCCCCTTTGTCGAGAATCCAAAAACGCTTGAGAAACGCGCTTGTTTCGGCGGGGTGCTTTTTAAGCATATTTTCGAGCACGATTTTGAGTGCCGCCTTGCTGTCTACTTCCTTATCCTTGACCTCTGTTTTTCTCATTAGCTCGATAAACGCCTTTGAGTCATCAATAAGCTCATAGGCTCTCGGGAGCAGAATTTCGTCGTTGTCACAGTCAAATAAAAATACCATAGTTTGCCTCCATATGATTTTTAGTGATTTTTAGACGCTTTCCGCTGTTCCGGCTTTGATATATACCTCAAACGGCACGGTGTCCTGCGCAGCCATTGAATAGTGCGCCGTGTAGGTAAACGCAAACTGTCCCTTTGCCTTGTCGGAGGTCTGAAGCTGGAAGCCGCCAGTCGAAAGAGCGTTCATCAGGTGGATCGCGATGTATCCGCCGTTTGTTGCGCCGTTCTTATCGGAATAGTCGCCAACAATCCATATGTCGGAGAAGTCAGCATCGAGGACATCGTTGCGCGGTGTTACCTTTGTCGTGTCAGGGCTGCCGACATCAGCCGCGCCTATAAGCGACTTTGCTGTAGCAGTGTCAACGGTGACGAAAGTACCGCTTGCTGTAACTTCCCAAGAATCGAGCTTTTTAAGCTCCTTCATGTTCTTCGGGCAGTTGTCAATATCTTCGCCAAAATCCGAATAAGTCGGAGCAGCGTTAAAAGATATACCGCCGGTTGTCGCGCCTATCTGGTCTTCCGCTTCAAGCGTGCCAGTCGAAGGAGTAAAACTTTTGGCAATAATCGCCGCGTTGAGCTGAAGCTTCTGAAAGGTATCACTCGGAATTTTAGTATACTTCATACTCTCATCCTTTCTTAAATATATTCTGCGGTTATGTTTATAACCTTGCGTTTGATTAAATCGTCAGAATCGTCGCCCATGTTTTGAGCAAACGGAGTGCCTCTTTTAAGCCAAACCGCACCGTCATCGCAGTTAATAATCACGCCGCCCAGTCCTAATGTATCGCTGATTTGTTTTGTGATTGAATTAGCCAACGCCCAAGAGGTCGAGCGCGTCCATACCGAGAGGCTGAGCGATGTATCACCGTCTCCAAAAGAGGCGGTCGCCACGGAATAAGTCAAACGAGGCATACTTGCATCTTTTGGCAAATGCGTTTCTTCGTAAGCCTTGCCGAACTGACTATAAAAAGAATAAAGTGCTTCCTCTTTGGTCATCGTGTCACCTCATACTGTTCGGCGGTCAACTGTGAGACCTGAAAACTTGCGCTTTCGGGAGTCTGCTTGTCGGTTGTGTCGCGTGATGTTATGCGGAGCGTAAGACCGTCAGAAAGTCTGCGGAATACGCTATAATATCGCAGAGGCACACCCTTTGGAACGGTCACGGAATACAATGAGGTAACGCCCATTTTTTCTGCTGTTCTTGCCTGTATGGAAGAATCAAACACGATAGCCGCGTCAAACTCTGCGCCGTCCGTCCAAGTAATTGTGAATCCGCCCTGCGGGTCAGGTGCTGTCTGCTCGTGCATAAAAACGCATCTCTGCATTGCACTTGATAAAAGAGACATTATAACTTCCTCCAGGCGTTAAGCCGTGAGGCGAAAACATCGCGCCATGTAAGCGGTGCTCCGCTCTCGCCCGTAGCTTTAGTGTATGAATAACCGCCGAATGATTCAGAGGTATAAGGACTCTCTGCGTTCTTTGCGATATACTCATCAATTTCCCCTGATAAGGCAATAAACGCTGGAGGCACACGCATTGCCCATATCTGCCCCTCGAATACCTCGTCCGTCAAAACGGCGGGGTACTGATACACACCGTCATTGTAGACGCTCCCAAGGATGCGGAAGTATTGTCCGTCCTGTAAAAAGTCAAGCGGCATATTGCCGTCCTTGACTGTAAAAGTTCCGTTGTGTTTTTCAGACACAAACCAATTGCGGACTTCCGCGCACAGTTCATACAGCATAATATGCCGCCTTCCTTACTTCTTTTTTTTGGTCTTTACTTCCTCAACGATTTTCCAGCCGCTTGCGATAAATCCTGCGGCGTGGTCAGCGTCGAGAATCTCAACCGTTTCTTTTCCGCGCTCTAAAATCATGCGAATGTAGCCTTGAGGCAAGCAAGCTGAGCCTTGTCAACAACCTTTGCGCCGTAGACATGGAGACCCTTGACCGCATCAGCGAATCTCTTCTCGGGACGATATGCCTCAGTCGAGACTATCTGCTCAGCGTAGGTTGCCGCCGAATCAACGCCGCCGACAATGGTGTAAGTGTCGGTGCTATTGGAGTTAACGCTCACGCAGTTGTTGGAAAGATAGATGTCAAATCCAGCAGCCTGAGCGACAAGACCGGTTCTCAGTATTCCTTCCGCCATCTCGCCGCCAGTCTTGACGAATCTGTCATCAAGAAGAATAAGAGCGTACATCTCCGGGGGAATGACAAGCCAGCGTCCGGCAGTCGGAACATTTGCCTTGTCAAGGATAGTGCGCATCTTGACAACATTCTCGTAGACATTAGCGGATGTGAGCGCAACAGCACTCGAAGAAACGAGGTTACTCGTATCAGCTGCGCCCGCAAGAATACCCGCGATATACTTGTCGGAAGCGTCCGCAAGACCGTAAGCAGCGCGGGTCATTGCCTTGTCCATTATATCGCCAGCCGCCTGTGCTGCGTCAATGTCGTCAACCTGGAAGTTGAAATACTTTGCCTGGTCAATCGTGAGCGTCTGGTCGGTAGTAGCGAGTGTTTCAGGACCTGACGAAAAATCGGTATTCTGAGTGTAAGTGCCGATAGTGACCGCGCCTATAGTGTTGATATGCACGGTGTCGCCCATCTTCTTGATTTCGCCCTCATAGTCGCGGTTAACGACATTGGCGAAAACATGGGACTTATCAAGCGCGTTAAGAAGTCTTGCGCTCCAAAGTTTAGGAATAAAACCTGTAACAGCCATTAGTTATCTGTCTCCTTTGAGTGAATTTTTGATTGTCTCCCAGTTCTTGTTTATTTCGTCGGGAGACATCTTGTCAATGTCCTCTCGGCTAAATGACTTTTTGGAGGTAGTCGGCGGTGTAGCAGTGTTCGCGCCTTGTGTGTTGGTGGAAACAATGAAATCCGCCCACTCGTTTTTGATGCTCTCGGTAAGCTTGTCGGCTTCCTTTATCTTGCCCGACTCGTCAAGCTCAACAGAATCAATATCAGATACTCTAATAATGCTATCAATCCGCTTCTCGGAAACTCCTGCCGCCTTTAATACTTCGCGATAAGCCGCTTGCTTTGCGCGTGTAGTTTCTTTCGCGGATATGTCGGACTTATAATTGTCGTACTCTTCTTTGATTGCGTCATACTTGACTTTCCACGCATCCGAGTCATTAGCCTTGATTGTCTCGTTTGCTTCATCCAATTTGCGCTGAACTTCTGCAAGCTCGTCAGCTTGCGCTTTGTAGTCGTCGCGCTGCTGCTTTAGCGCGGACATTGTTTCAGCGTGTGCGGATATAATCTCATCAATCTTCTTCTCTTCAATTCCCATTGCTTCGAGAATCGTTCTTGTAAGTGCCATTTTATAATCTCCTATTCTTTGGTGGCAGTGCTTCGCCATTCGATTATAGGCAAACATTTGTTTACCACTTGTATTTTATCACAAGCAAAAATTATTGTCAAGCGTTTTTGATGCTATCGGTTAGCAACTGCTTGTATTCGTCCTTGTGGTCTGTTGCGGCTTTTCGCAAAGTGTGATACGCCTTTCTTCCTCTCGCGCCCTCTTCAATAAAAGGGAAGTATTCAACATTACTGCCGATTACAACATATTTGTCCTCTGTATTGCCCATTGTTCCGCTATATTTTCCGGTTTTAGGCGGTTCGCCGTTTTTGCCGGTATCCGCTTTATACGACGATATGTCGGCAGTCTCTCCTGATAAGGCATAGGTGATACTGTTGCGTGCGTAGCCGGTGTCTACCGGGCAGGTTTCCTTTGCGTAAGTTTCAGCAGCCATTCCAATAGCTCTCAAGCCGTGCCTGATTGCTTGCACTAATAGGTATTCATACTCTTCGGAGTTGTCTTTGAACTCGTCGCTCACTTTTCAAGCTCCCTTCCACTTTTTTAAATCCGAGAATCTTATATCCAAGGGTACAGCGGCACGAATACACATTAGCTGCATCTGCTGACGGGTCGCCGGGGTACATTATTTTCCCGACCGAATTTTCAAACGGCTCATCCTTGTCGCGCAGTTGTCCGTCAAGCTCTCTGTGCCAGTCTCTTGTCCTTGCGTCATGTGCGCTTATCCACTTTTTCTTAAATATGATTCCCTCGGATTCTGCTTTTTCGAGCATATCCATTCTGCCTTTGTTCTCTGCGCTTGTTACCATAGTGCGAGCAGTTCTGAACGATGCGTTTTTGTTCATATTTTCAACACGCTCAAGCCGCTTTGCTATCTTCGGTATACTGTCACCTTGTAGAATCCCTTGCAGGACTTCCGAATTTAACTTTTTTGTGTTCCAGCTCACATCTTTATTAACATTTAGCTTGTATTGCGGCAAAAGTGATTTATCCGTTGTTGCCAAGTATTTGACCGTGTTTGCATCAGTCAGAGAAAAGGATATGCCATGCTTTGAAAAGCCGCTTGCAAAGTAGTTGTAATTAAGCGCATAGACGGGCGGCAGCTGACCGTTAATATATGCCGTCGCTATTTCGTTGACATTCGCCAGCTCTAAAGCAGTTCTCTCTACCACTTGTCTGTAGCGGTCATTTTGGACGGTGTATTCTTTTTTCATTGCGCGGAGTTCTCTGCCGAGCTTGCGCTGTGCTTCCGTGTCTCCCGCCTTTTTGGCTTTGTCGTAAGCCTCCTGCAGCTCTGCCAGTTCGTCCGACGCAGACTCCATATATTCCAGCCATTCTTTTTGAACATTGGCGTGTGCGTTGCTGTAGATTGTTGTCAGCTCGCGCTCCATTTGTTCCAGCATTTTGTCCGTCTCGCTATGCGCCTTATCCATTACATCATTCCCAAAAGTTTAAGAATTGCTACGACGATTCCTGCGCCGTAAAGCCCGACAAGATTCAAGAGGTTAAAAAGTATCGCTGTAATCATTCCTCTTCCCCCTTGTCCTCTATAGCTGTACCCTGCTCATGCAGAAACTTGTCAGCCGTCTGTGCCGCTTCTGTGAAGCTGTTATTCTTCCAATATGCCGAGATTCCGACGAGCACCGAGAAGACAACGCTCACGATTGTGTACAGCTCGTTGTAATCTGCGGGAATAGGTGCTTTTCCAGCTGCCGAAAGAGCCATGTTGACGAACGAAATAATCAGCAGGATTCCTCTAACCCAAGTACCGACTTTAACATTGCCGATGTTTGCAAAAATGTCCTTGATTTTGTTCATTGTGTTACCTCACATTTCCAAATATTTTATAGCAACCCACGACACGATATCGGAAAGCAGTGCTTCTTTTACGCCGTTGTGAGTTTCTATTTTGCTGACCGTGTGCTTCTTCGGTGCAAGCTGCTCTTTCGGAACTGCCTTGCCTCTCGTTGACGAAAGTCCGCCGTAGACCGCACCGCTCTTTATCGTAACCTTGCTGCCGACGGTTATCTCCGACTGCAAAACAGTAAGGTCGGCGGTATAGACCCAGCTGTTTATCTCCTTGAGCAGTGCCTTGTTTCCGCTGACTGATTTGACCGTGTGCTTTTTAAGCTTGACCCACATCGGTATCTTCTGCCCTGTCGCGTACTTGCTTCCGGTTATCTTGACAGTGTCGCCAGCCTTGACTGTTGTAAGATTGCCGCCACTCGGCTTATCCGTCGTAGGCTTGTTAGTCGATGTGCTCGACTTTTTCTTTATGCCGTAAAAATCAGCGACAGCCTTAACGATAGCCTCCGCGCACTGCTTCTGTCCTGCGGCGGTCTCGACGTGCTTGCGGTCGCTCGCTGTGTCAATAAACACGGTCTCTATCAGCAGGCTCTCGCACTTGCAGGAGCGGACAAAGCCAAAATAGTCCGTGCCGTTTGACGGGTTGATTTTGACCCTTGCGCCCCTGTCGCGGATGCCGAAGGTGTTAGCTATGTTCTTGCTGATTGCCGCCGCGAGCTTCTTGCCCGTCGCGCTCTTGTGCTTATAGTAGACCTCCGAGCCTGTGCCGCCCGAAGCGTTGAGGTGTATCTCCATTGCAAGGTCATAGCCGTGCTTGTTGACGTGGGCTATTCTTTCGGTGAGATAAAGCGTCGCGTCATAGTTGATGACATCGGCGGTGCAATCGTAGCCCTTGAACACTTCGCCTATGTACTTGCCTATCTCGCGCGCTATTTTAAACTCCTGATAGTTCCCGCCAAGGGCGCCGCTGTCATAGCCGCCTTTTGCTGATTTTCCGTGACCTATCGATATGCAGATATTCATTTACTTTACCTCCTCAAAATATATCCCGACGAGCTGCGACGGCAAATAGTGCAGTATAGTACCTTGACCGTTGCTGTCGTCGCGTATGCACTTGTATGTTTTGCCGCCGTCAAGATAGTACTTGTCTTTGTAATACCGCATGCCAGCCGCCGCTGTAATAGGATTATCTATCGTGCCGTCTTCGCCGACTGTGATAGGCTCCCAGTGCGCGGCGGTGTTTTCCGGCAACCATGTCGGATTTGCCGTTATGGCGTTGTAACACTTATACAGCCCGCTCGGTCTGCGGACTATACTGCCGACAGCATAATCGATATACCCGCTCCAGAGCGGATAAAGCTCTGCATACTCCAAAGCTTCTGCGTCCGTAGTGACCTTCTTCAACACGCCATCTATCTTGTTGCGATAAGCTTTTGCTTCTGCTCGCGTCATATATCTGCACCTCCTGTGATTATTTTCAGTGCCTCGGAGTCGGATATTTCGCTGTCCGCATCGGTCTCCGCGTAGGTATATCCGGCATTCGGCAAATCTATGGCGGTGTCATATATCTCGTCTGTACCGATTTTTTGGATTTTTTTGCCGACATCGCTGTAAGTGTAGATAAGTCCATCGGTACGCGTCTCTGTTTTTATCATGTGCTCGCCTCCAACGCCGAAATCGGCTTGATTTGATTTGCAAGAGTAACCCAGTTTGTCGCCGCCTTGTAGCTGTCAACAAGGTTATCCGGCACATAAATATACCCCGTGCCCGATGCTATCTTGCTTCCGCGCAGCGCAACCGAAATGTCGGATATTACACAAACGGACGGAGTGCGGATAATGAGCGTTTCAAGGGATGTACAGTCGGTAAACGCCGTTCGGTTTATATTTGTTACCGCCGCAAAATCGGCTGTCTGAATTGACGAGAGGCGAAAGGTATCAGCGGGTAAATCCGTAATAAGAGGCAGGTTTGCAGATGTCAGATTTGTCGCCACATAAAAACACCCGGTTCCTATTGTTGTCACTAAAGGGAAATTGGCTTGTTGTATTGCGGAGCTTGTAAAAACCTCTCTGCCAAACTCGGTAGCCTCGGGAAGATTTACTGTCTGTAACCGATTGCACGCCTCAAAAGCATTTCGTTTAACTTGAGTGACGTTCGGCAAATCAATCGCTGTAAGAGCCTGACATCCTAAAAATGCACATTCTCCGACCGTCGTTATACGGTCGTTTGAATATGCGCCCGATATCGAACGAGTAATAATAGCGTCCTCTACCGAATGGTCTGCACCGCCGCCCGTTATAGCGTCAACCGCGTCGCCAAAGCCTTTGGCGGAATCCCATGCTATCTGGTCTGTGCCGCCTGTCTTGTTGCGGATGCAGTTAGCAGTGTAGGTCATAGCTGCATCGAGTGCGGCGGAGTCAACGACTTTGTCGTATGCCATCAGTAACTACCTCCCGTCCATGTCGGCAGAGCGGCAAGCGTGTCCGCGACTATCTCTGCCTTGTCTGCTTCTGTCCAGTAGTCAGTACCTTTGACGGGCGTGTAACCGTCCGCCCCTGCTGCTCCTGTATCGCCCTTGTCGCCCTTTAAACCGACATCGGAGCCGTTATATTGGAGCTTTCCGTCAGAGTCGGAGAGCTTGTCGAGTGTGTCTTTGTTAGCGTGGGTGTGGGATTTTGTGACAAGCTCGTCGAGTGCGCCGCCGACTGTAGATATGTTCGGCAGTGCGGCGTTGGAGTAGCTCACAGATTCCGCTTCGATTTGGGTCACTGAGAATTGCCATTCGCTTGTGTTCCCGCCGATTTTCTCCACGAACGAAACTATCACCTGACCCTTCAGGAACATTCCGAAATAATAGGTGTTGCCTTCAACGCCTTCGAGCATTGGCAGTTCAAAGATGATACCGCCATAAGAAGCTCTCACAACGACCGTTTTTTCGGCGGCAACTGCTGCGTCTATCTGCTCGACTGTTGCGTCGCAAGACGTGACCGTATAATTGCCGTCGTCATCGCTTGTAACCGTCATTTTGATTATGAAGTCGGATGCTCCACCGCCGCTTTCTGCTGCGTCGTTTATTGCGTTGACAAGGTTGTCTTTATGTGCGGTTGTCAGATTGCTTAAATCGCCTATCTGATTCTGCAAATCCTGCCAAGTCTTTATTTCCGGGGGCGTGTACACATAATCGGAAGGCTTATTTCTTTTTGCAACTATAAATATCTGCTCTTCTTTGGTGTATTCGCCGTTGCTGTCTGTAACCCAAGCCCACGCCTTTATCGGTGTTGCGCTTGTCAACAGCTGATTCGGTATTGTTGCCTTGCCGTTTTGAACATCTACATCTATGCTTGTGCCGTAGTGATGATTGGAAAAATGCACCTGTTCAGCGTCGCATTCAACCTGTCTGCCTGTGTCCCACTGATATAGGCTTCCTCTGCCGTCTGCAAGTTTAATCATTTAGTCACCCCTTATAATCGCCAACGCTTCTTCTTTTGTTACGCCGATAGCCGTTTTAATAACATTAACCGCCTGACCCTCCGACAGTGTGCCTGCGCTAAGCTGTCCGAGCACCTGTATAAGGCTCTGCGTCTGTGCACCGTTTAACTGCCTACCCGCGACATCTTCCGCCGTGTCAATCGCCTCTCCCGCGTCCTGTATATCGTCGGGCGCGTTATTGGGTTCAATTCTATCGACTTCCTCCGCCCTCTTGTTAGCGATTATCTCGTCGACTCTATCGCCAAGTCCGAGGATATTACAGACCTGTTCTGTTATGGTGTCATCGTCAAGGTATTCAGCAGCTGACAAAATCATTTCCATTTGCTCTCCTTTGTTTGACTGCTGCGAGCGGGTAAAAGAGACTTCGTCCTCTATCCCTGCAATTTTGAGTATTGCCATAACAAACTCATTGACACAATACTCATAAGCGTCTACCTTATTGTTGAGCGTCTCATAAGCTGCGTTGATTTCCGTTGCGGTCTTGTTGCCTCCCGAAAGCGAAGTGGGATTGAAGCACATAAAGTCTTTGTATAGTCTATCCTGTATAGTCTCGATTGACAGCTCCGACGCACTCACGGGCACTTCTACGCTGTGCGCCTCTGCTTTTGCTCCTGCGTCGCCGTCCGCGTGTACGATATGACTTGACTTAATCTGCTCGATGAATTTCGCGTCGTCTACCTCGTCCATTCCGTTGCAGTTTGTCAGAACCCAGTATATGAGGTTCGCGTCCTCAACATTGTTGACAAGGTTAGAATTTAATAAGTCGAAAGCGTCCAGTGTTCCGCGTCTGCCAACAAGCTCCGACTGCTTTTTGTCATTCGCCCACATCGGCACAATAGGAAACTCGGGATAATTCTCGCCGTCATAGATATAGTCGCCGTCTGCTTCTGTGTGGGCTATCTGTATCTTGTACGGTCTTTTCGGGTTCAGCACTCTTGCGGTCTTGTCTTTGATATAGTCCGTATAACCGTCCAGCTCATAAAGAGTCGCTCTCAACGGCTTGTCGTCTGCTATCTGCCAAAATCTTATGCCAGCCATTAACGCGCCGTTCTCTTCGTCATAAAGCGGGACAAACTCGAGCAGAGAAAACGCGTCAATGTGGTCGAGGTTAAAAAAGCCGAAAGACACGCCGCCGCAGAGGGCATATATACCCAGTTTCTGCAGCTGTGTGTCGAAGTTTTTGCCGAGCTTTTCTTTTGTGTCCTCTTTGCCGAAGTTAGCACCGTTTGACAGCAAGAACTGATTTTCCTGCGTTACCGCAAAATAGAAAAAGTTCGTCGCTATCTTGTGATTCGCCGTCCACCTATCGATATGGGCTCTGCCCTGCATATCGTAGATGATTTTTTCATACTTCATAATGGTCGGATTTTCACCGCGCCAGTATGCGTCAGCGTCAAGCGCGATTCTGTAAGCCTTGCTTCCCTTGTGCTCGTTTATCGCGTCCAGCACAAAGGATATTCGCGCTTTCTCGTTGTTGCCGACTTCCATTAAATCCTGATAAGTTTTAATATTAAATCACTCCTTGCCACGGTCTAAAATCATTCTAAACATTTGACGGTATGCCATCAGCTGACCCACGACAATGTCGCGCTCCTTATCCCCGCCGACTCTCTTCAGCTCGTCAAGCAGTTCGTCTCTCTTGTGTTCCAGCAGTTTGACGCGCTCTGAAAGGTGTCTATTTTCGTCTTCAAGGTCTGCCTTGATATCCTTTAACTCGTTTTTCTCAGCGTCCAGCCTTTCAACGATTCTTTCGAGGTCTGCTATCTCTTTTTCATACCGTCTGTTTTCGTCGCGCATATCTGTTATACGCTTTATCAGCTCTGATTCCGTCATATTTCTCCCTCACAATATTGATTTATATTCGGCGGTTTTTCCGCGCTTCTTGTTTATGACCGTTTGTATGCCATATCTTATTGAGTCGATATGGTGATTGTAACTGTCAACAGGCTGATTGATGTATTCGCCTGTCTTTCTATCTTTCTGCCAAGTGTAATTTTCAAACTCTTCTATCGTCTTCGTGCAGCGTTCGTCAATGATGATATTGCACCTTTGCATTCTGTCGATTCCGTTCTTTACACTGTCCGCGCCTTTTACACTGGCTATGATTCTTTTTATTCCAAGGTTTCTCAATTCTGTTATTGACTTCGGTTCTGCGCTATCCGCAACAATCTTTTCTTTGCTCAAGCCCAGTGATACAAGCGTTTCCGCAATAACATCATTTGTCATCCCTATTTTATCATATTCCCCGGTAATATACAAGTCATTTTGAACGGGATTGTAATAGCCCCAAGTGATCGCCGTCGGGTCGTTTGTATATCCGAAGTCCATTCCAGCCCAAAACCATGCGTCTGTTAATTCGTCCTCGCTGATTATGCGCTTTTGAATAACCGGGAACACCAATTTATCAAGCGTTGCGAATTCTCCGCGCACATATATTTTGTAATAGGCGGGATTTTTGTTTTCCAGTGCGTGAAGCGAATCAACATACTCTTTCGGCAGGTGCGGATTGTCTTTATATGTTGTTTGGACTATCACGCAGTTGTCGGGCTTCGTTTCAAAGAAGTACTTGTATACCCAGTTAGCTTTTGACACGGGATTGAACATCAAGTGTATCTGATTATTAGGCTTTTTTGACCTCAAACGGAGGTTTAACTGTGTGAAGTCGTCAAGCGTTATCTCTGTTGCCTCTTCTATCACTATGTCTGTTATTCCGTTGATAGATTTGATTTTTTCGCTATCGTCCAAGCCCTTGAACAGCAGGACGCTTCCGTTCAGAAACTCTATTGTTAAGTCTGATTTGTTGATTTGCTTTACTGTCGGAGTAAGCCCGCCTGTGTGTATGAGTTCCAGCGTCAACGACCATACGCTTTCTTTTAGCGTTGCTCCGACCTTTCGCACAATCAAAACTTTTCTTTGACTGTCTAACGCTTTCAAGATGATTTTCTGCATAACAAAATATGACTTGCCTGAGCCTGCGCCGCCGTAAAAAACATTGACTCGCGTTTTATAGTCTCTTATATACGGCAAGTAGCACGGCAATATTCCTTTTTTGTTAATCGTTATCTTCATCTTCCCAGTCCACTTTTATCTCTGTGACCTGCTCCACTTTATCCACGGGTTTTTCTCCTGCCGTATCGCGTATCACTTCAAAGATTCGCGGGTCTCCCGTTTTCATAAACTTTTTCCACAGCGTAACGGCAGCAGCTTCGCTTCCAGTTCTCGTCACTCCGTTTTTGTCAGTGATTTCGCTTGCCAAAAGTTCATTCAGGCAGTCCTTTAAAAGCTTCTTTTTGCGTTTCGCTTCCCCTGACGCTTTCCCGCCGTTGTGTCCGCACTCTTTAGCCGTTTCTGTTGTGAACGGTCTGCCCTCCGGCATTTTCTTCGCCATATTATCACCTCGCAAGGCTTATTTTAGCACATATTTCAAGTGCCTTTGCTATTCTTTTAAGCATTCACGCTCTCCTTGTTTTCATTCTCCCCCGCTTGTGGGGTTTTGATTTCATGCCGCTTTTGCTGGGAAACTTTCTCGCCCCTATACATACCAGCTCCGATTTCGTCTATTTTTGAAAACGGAATAATCGGGGCATTTAAATTCTTTATGCATTTTTTGTCAATAAAATAGACATACCGCAGCTGATAGCCACGCAGCACCTCGCCATGAACATAGTCTATATATTTTTTAAAATCAAATTTCCCGCCCGTTATATCATAGTAGCACCGCCCACCAAGTTCTTTCCGCGGCGATGTGGGGTTGCTTTCCAGCGTCATTTTGTGAATTTTTCCCCGCTGGGAAGCAAGACTAAATTATTGTTGGGCTTTATGTCCGTAAGAACAAAATTGCTTGCGCGGTATATCGTTCCGTCGCCACAAGAACACGCATCAGCAAACGATACAACCCATTTAATTTGCGGCGCGTTTTTTTTGATTAGTCGCATACATTTTCCTATGCAATAGCTTTCCGCGTTGCGAGGCAGGTAATCGTCGAACGCCATTCGGTTTAACTCCAAAAACTCGTTCCAGCCTGTTCCAGTTACAAGTCCCTGCATTTTCGCCTTGTCCAAACTTGGACCGAATGACATCACGCCGTGCAGCTTCCCGTCAAGGAACGCGCCGAAATGGAGACAACTGTTATTTACAACTTTGCCGCTATAATGGTTTTTCTTTATAAACGGCACTGCGATTTTCGCTGGAATGACCTTCACTATTATTTCTTTTGCTCTGCCCATTGTCTTACCACCTCGTACAACCCGTTGCCGTTTGCGTTCGTGTTTCCAAAGGTTTCTGAAACGCTTTCTTTCACCTGTTGAATAGCGTACTCGATAAGTTCTTTCTGCCGCGTGTGCAGAGTAAATGTCATTTGACAAATTTCCGGCTTTTCACCGTCTGCAAGACTAAAATCTTCTCCAAAGTCATCGGGTGAATAATTCTCCCCGCCAAAGTCAAAATCAAACTCAAAATCGCTTAAATCAATTTCAGGCAGCTCCGCACTCAACAAGTCAAAGTCCCACGGGCTTTCGTTCGTCTTGTTGTCAACGATTCTCAGAGCGTTTATTTCTTCTTCCGTCAGGTCGCTAACCACTACGCAAGGCACTTCTTCCATTCCCAGCTTCTCAGCTGCAAGGGCGCGGCAGTGACCGATAACGATTGTTCCGTCGTCGTCTATGACAAGCGGTTGAACCCAGCCGTATTTCTTGATGCTTTCCGCGACATTTTTAATCTGCGTCTCGTCGTGCTTCTTTGTGTTGTTTGCATACGGCACAATGTCCGCAAGCTTTTTCTGTATTATCTGCATAATATCCCTCCGCATAATATTATATCATAACCAGCAATAAAAATCAATCAGTTGTGAACATTTGTTCAAAAGTTCCGCCAGTCACGGCGAGTATTTTTTTTATATCGGTTATTGTCAGTTGCGTTCTTCCCTTTAGTTTGTTTCTGAAGCTTTCAGAACGCCTGCTCCCTGTGTCCTGTCCTGTTCTGCGCATCATCTCAGATATTGATACTTTGTTTTCCAGCATCCACTTTTTAAGATTTGGGTAAATTATGCAGTCGAGGTCTTTTATGCGGCAAGCCCAAGCCGTTGCTTCGGGGTTCATTCCTGCGCAACACTGTGCGATTCTCTGTTTTGACACTCCAAGCCTTTTGCCTATTTCTGCAAAGGTTAAGCCCTGCATTCGCAGCTCACGCGCTGCATCTCTTGTTTCGTGCATTGTTATTCCTCCATTATCATTATTTCTGTTCTCGGGTTTTCTTTGTCATAGCTGCCGCAGAGCTGAAGCTCGACATTTGAAAAGCTGTCATCTTCGATTATCCCGGCTTCCCGCAAGCCGTCAAGGATGAACTTGCCGTTGTAATTGTCCGGGTCGTGCCGTTGCCTTGTGCGGAAAAAGTATGTAATTCTGACAACGCACTTTTTTATCGGAATGTCGGGCTTCGGGCGGCAGTACACCGCGCAAAGGGCTTGCCACTGCTTTTTGTCCGCTCTGTAAGCCCATACATTTTCACGCCCCGCGAACTTGTTTAACGACGGTGGGATATCGGGGATAGTGTATATATATCTTTTGCGCTCACATTGCGGACATATCTGTCGTCCCTCGGGAATTATCGCGTCACAACAGACGCATCTGTCTGCATCAGCCATTTAATCATCCTCGCTTTCAAACCATTTCATTAGCTTTTCCATGCACATCGGACACAAATCTTTGAATTCGCCCCGCACAAACACCGTTTCACCGTCCCAGTCTAACTGGATGATATCGGGATAGTTTGACATCGCTATCTTTATCGCATAGGGGTCTATTTCATAGGCATAATACTTAACATTCGTAAAGCCCATTTTATCCAGGCAATACCGACCAGTTGCTATGCCGTCGTACATAGACAGGACTACAAGCTCTTTGTCTCTCGGGACATCTTTAAGAGCATGATTCAAGATATGTATAATAACTTCTGCCGTCCATCCGTTGCCGAGAGCTTTATATCTTTGGCTGTTACTTACTGCGGCAGTGTAGCCGTCCGGCATGGTCTGCAATCTCTCGCATTCTGTAGGCGTAAGCTTTCGTATAAGGTAATAGCCATCGGCGAGCTTAATCGGGTATTGTTTGTCCTTAATGGTTATTAGTCCATTCTTAACCATATATATTGGCTTGCCGTCAATTTCGTTTGTGGGGCAGGCATACGATCCAGTTTTTGCGCCGACTCCGCCACCTTGTCCACAAAGCGTAGTTGCTTTTCCGTCGGGACTATATACACGATATTGTTTGCTGTCGTGCGACTTATTCTTTGCATTGCTCTCTATAGTTCCTATGCGTATCGGCGTTGCAACAGCGGTTGCGGAATACCCGCCATTTGTAACAAAGTTAGCCATCCCGCTTTTATAATACTGCGCTTTAACAGTCCTTGCTTTGCCGTCGGCGGTCGTATTGACTGGTACAACCGACCCAAGCCAATAATAATTATCCCGCCCGGTAGCCCAATCAGTCTCAAGCACATCACGTAACAAGATTCCTCTATCTTCCGGCTGTTCTATATCGCCAAAATTCGTAACATAAAACCTCTCACGATGTTGCGCCGAAACCAACGCACTGTTTATGTGCGTAAGCCGAACTGATGAGTCTTTGCCCCCTCCAAGGGCAGAATAAATCGCGTCTTTTATGGGCTGAGCTGCCGACTTGTTATTCTCATATAAGAAAATGTCGGACTGGAATTTCTCTTTCGCTATCCGATAGTTCTCGAACAGCTCCCAACCTATACCTTCCGGCAGAACTTCGCGTCCGTTTTTCTGTGCTATGCTCCACTTTGTGCAAGGGCTACCTCCAATTAAAAGCTTAATCGGCGTTCCACTTTTCGTCACCGTTTTGTTCCAATCCATTTCTTACCTCCCGCTCGAGCCGAATCCGTTATTGCCCCGTGCCGTCTATTTTTATCCTGCTGCAATAGCGTTCTCTTTCACAAGTCCGTCATATTCTTCACAATAGCTATAAGTTTCGTAATTGACAAATTTTTTACAATCCTTGCAAAGGAATGTAAAATTTTTTCTGCAGAGATGCACTCTTTCAACGCTTCAATCGCGCACTTCATCTTCTTCACCTACCATTTTCTTATGCAGCGCATTCAGTCCGTCGATATAGCCGCCCCAATATCTAATATCGTAGTCATCGTCGTTTCTGCAGCTATCGTTGAGGCGATTTTGTGCGAACTCTTTGAGCTTCATGTAATCTTCATTCATCTTGTTTACCTCCCGCTTGAACCGAATCCGTTGTTGCCGCGTGCCGTATCGTCAAGACTATCTACGACTTCAAGCTCGTCGCTGTAAATCGGCAAAATGACGAGCTGCGATATCTTATCGCCCTTTTCGACCATGTAGGGAATCCGGGTGTTGTTGTAAAGCTTGACGCAAATACTGCCTGTATAGCCCGCGTCAATAACGCCCTCGCTCGTTATGCCGTGTTTGACATTAAGTCCGCTCTTGCTCTTGAGGAATCCGACGAACCCTTGCGGTATCTCGATATGTACGCCTGTGTCAAATATCGCGCTTCCCTGCGCCGGGACTATCCGACACTCTCTTGACATGATGTCAAATCCTGCATCTTCGGGATGTGCCTTGTAGGGCTTGTATGCTCCATCGTCTAAAACTATCTTCATTTTGTTTACCTCCTTTTACTATATTATATATCATCGCGCCGCTTTTGTCAATAGTTTTTTTGCTTATAATCCTAAAAATTCACGCATTTCTTTTTGACTCTTGCCCAAATCCTTTTGCCTGCGGTTTTCGTTCTTTACCTCTACCGCCACACACTTTTCGAGGATGCGGTCATATATGCGTCGCTCCGTTATCGTTGCTGGATACAGCAGCTCTTCTCTCGTCAGGTTAGTTGTTATAATCACCGGCAGTCCTGCGCGATATCTTGCGTCTATTACATTGTAAACGACTTCTGCCATATACTCTGTTTTTCTTTCTGCCGCAAGGTCGTCCAGTACCAGCAGACTATAACTGTTTAACTCGTCGAATATATCCTGCTTGTCGAATGTTGCTCCGAGTTCGTTTGCTATTCGAGCGAAGTTAGTAAATCTGACCGAATAGCCTTTATCAAGTAAAGCGTTTGCGATAGCCGCCGCATAATAGGTCTTTCCGCATCCGACTTCCCCGAACAGTAAAAGCCCCTGTCCTCTGTCGCGCATTGCCGCGAAGTCTTCAACATACTTTTCAAACGCGTTTGACAGCTTCGGATTTAGCTTGTCGTCTTTTTCAAAAGTCATTTCGCGCATCGTCGAATCGTCGAACGCAATTTCTATCCTTTTGGCTATCCTCGCTTCTCTTTCGCGCTGTTTCTTTTCCTGCTCTTCTGCCTTCACGCGCTCGGACTCGCATTTACACAGACAATACGGACGGCGAAGCTTGCCGCAGATAATGACCTCGCACTGTTTCGGCGTGTGACATTTGCCGCAGTGCAGCAGATTGTTTTCGATATAATCGCCCTCGTTCGTCTTGACGGCTTCTTTTGATTTTTGCTCCAGCTCGTTGATAAGCTCGTCAAACATTTTAATCATCTCCAAATACAAATTCCCATCCGTTTGATTTTTCGCCTAATAGTCGCCCATCTGAGCCTCTGCGTTTTGGCGCACGAGCATTCAAGTAGCTCTCGAATTTTGAGCCAAACAGCGTTTCCGGGCGCAGATATTGCTCCATGTCTGTACCAAGCCATGTTGCACATCTATTGTCTATCACCTGTTTAAAATCTGATAAGGTTCGACCCTCTTTCAGCCTTGCGTTAATATGTCTAATTGTTGTTTTGTTGTTAGACCTGTAATTCTTATGAGCTTTTTCATTCAGATAGTCGACTATTTCTGTTATGACTTTCATGTCATACTTTTCGGAGTTCTCGACTATATTATTATCTACTTTATTATCAACTTTATTATCTACTTTATTATTATATTTATTATTATGTAAAGTTTCTTTACTACCTTCATTAAGATTTTTTACTACCTCGTGTAAAGTTTCTTTACCACCTTCATTAAGATTTTTTACTACTCCTTGTAAAGAAATTTCACTACCCTCGTCAAATTTTTTTACTGCCTCTTGTGGGGCTTCCTCGCCGTCTGCTAAATTATTTAACACGCGGTAACTACAGAGTTTAACGCCGTTTGTCGTCTGTTCTTCTTTTTCTATCAGCCCTTTTTTTACCAATGATTTAAGGCACGCAATAACCGTGGGGCGCGTGCCGTTAATCCGGCTTTCGAGATACGACAAACTGCCGTGAAATGCCTGTCCCGTAGCCTGTGAAAAGCTAAATATAATAGCATATATCAGCAGTTCGTTTCCCTTTAAGCCCAGTTCTGACACCATAAAGGCTTGAATTACTATGTAATTTTTATCCGTGACTTCGTTCATTTTGTTCCCTCCGAATCGCAATAATTTTTCTTGTATTTAGCCTCAATCTATTCCGACTGTGCGCCGTCCGCATAAAGGTTCATAATTCTTGCCGAACGCGTAAAACGAAAAAGTGCCGCCTTTTTTAACAAGCTGATAATCCAGTATTCCAAAGTCCACCAGCTTCTGCATTCTATCAATAAACGCTCTTTTTGAAATGTCAATCATCGGCAAATCCTCCAGCAGTTTGCTGTGTGTAACCATAACATACTCGCGTCCGTCGATTGTTGTTTTGCGCATATTGGGATGAGAATCCGTAAACCAGCGTAAAATAACAAGGTCGGTGCAGTCGATTTTTATAGTCTTTTCGCCCTTGCTTGTCGCAACGGTCTTTTTAAGCGTCATGGCATATTCCTGACTAAACCCCTCAATTGTCTGTTTCATGTTGTTGCCTCCATTTTTAAAGTAAAAGCCCTCTGCATTGATAAGGTGTGAGCAAATCAACGCAAAGGGCGTGGGCTGTGATATTTTGTTGTTGCTGCGATACCGCCTCACACGCAATATCACAACCCGATAAGCGGCTTGTAACCTGACCTCTCATCCTCTTTATTATAACTGATTTTAGAGCAGTTGTCAAGCGTTTTTTAAAATTTAATCACATTTGACATCAATCAAAACGGCAAGTCACCGCTTACCTTTATTTCCTCAAAATCAGGCTCTGAGGACTTCTCTTTCTTACCGCAGAAGCTGACATCATCCGCCAGTACTTCAAACGCTGTGCGCTTGTTGCCGTCCTTGTCTTCATATTTGCGAGTCTGTATGCTGCCAGTCAAGGCAATTAAATCGCCTTTTGCAAAATACTTATTGACAAATTCTGCGGTCTTGTTCCATGCCACGATGTTGATAAAATCCGATGTGGCGCGGTCAAATCGTCTTTCCACGGCGATACAAAATGATACTACTGTTTTGCCTGTGTTGGTCTTCCTGAGTTCAGGCGTTGCGGTCAGTCTTCCGATAAGTGTTACATTGTTAATCATCAATAATACCTCTATCTTCTAAAAATTTTTCGGGTGAAACGCCGTAAAGCTTGCGGATTCGCGCTTCACTGTTAAATAAATCCGTCTTGTGTTGCTCTTTGGTCTTGTAAAACTTGCAATAATCTTGCTCTGCACAGACCATCCGTTTTAATGCCTTGCACCTGCTCGGCCAGTATGCGAAACAGTCTTCTTGAATCATTTGTAATTCCTCCCAAAAATTTTTATAAAATCAAGGTCAGGATAGACCTCTTCAAACTTTTTCTGCGCCAGCTCTTGTAGGCGGTGGCGATTGTCCGCGTTGTGATGTACACCGTCCGGCGGCTCGTTGTGGCACCAGTGGCACAGATACACGGTCAAGCCATATTTTTCACTGTTCTTTCGGTTGGACGCGCCGAATATGTGGTGCTTTTCCAGCCAATCAGCGCGCCCACATAAAAAGCAATTATGTTCCGTCTGTATAATGCTATTCACTCGTCCACGCGCCTTTCAGCCTTGCCAGCTCCTCGGGGGTCATTGTCTCTATGCCGTTCTCTTTGCAATCGAACACAACGAGGTCAATCAGACGCGACATCTGCGCGGTGTCATAGGTGGACGAGCCATAATACAGGTTGACATTTGTGCAGCCGGGTATCTTGCTCTCAAACGGCTCTGCAATCCAGCCTAAGCCATTCTTGCTCCAGCGTGTAACCAGTCGGAGTACCGCCTTGTCCTGCACACATACCGTGTCATAATTGCCGCCGATATTTTTGACATAATTTCTGTATATGTCTGCTTTCGGGACTCGCGTTTTCGCCGCAAGCTTGCCGCATAAAGCCCAAAAATAACCGTTAGCGTCAAGGCTTCTTTTAGTCCCTGCGGGTCTTATGTCAATTTCATAAGGTCTGTTGTCGGATTTAAAAGCGTCAACAAGCTCTTTTGCATAATTCGGACAGTCCACGGACACGCGCAAGCCGAAGCCCGCGCTGTCCTGAAACCAGTCAAGATTTTTTACTTCCATCCACTTTTAGCCTCCAATCGTTCAAGATTTTGATTGCGTCCATAAGGTCATCATATTCAAGGCTTTCTATTGTTGTGCCCTCAGGCTTCGAAATTTGCCTCATAAGCGCGTTTAAAATTTCGCCGTCACTTTTCCCGCGCACCTTCGCAAGTCCGCTTATAATGTTGTTTGCGGCGATATTTTTGGCATTCCTGCTCGCGTCCTGCTTTTCGTGGGCTTCTTCTTCGGGTAAATCTTCTCCTGCGTAAATATACAGCCCTAAGCCGTGACGCGCACAAGCCTTTGTCAGGCTGCGTTGTATCGCCTTGTTCACATCGAAGCTTGTTACATTCTCGATTGAGATTGACTTGTTTTTATAGTCCATAACGGGCAGATATTCTATATGCTCAACTCCGTTGACGGTTACTCCGGTTTTGACCCAGCAGGTGCGCCCGTCGGTGTGATAGTTCCAGCCGTCGGCATTTTCGTAGACGGTGTATGTCGCGTCGGGATGTCTCTTCTTGATTTCGCCCCACGCCCACGCCCACGAGAGATATGTGAGATTGTTCTTCTTTTCGGTGTGTCCGTTGACATTGACCGCGTAAAGGTCATTAAAGTAATTATCCAATGTGTTCAAGTCCTTTCTTGATTAGTATTCTTGTCTGTGCCGCTTTTGTTAGGTCGTTCTGTTTGGCAAGCTTGCAGATGCTTTCATACAGTTCGCGTGGCATCGGTACGGCTATCATCTCATGTTCCATTATTTCGCCTCCTTTTCTATCATTTTATCCGCGAACCATGTGCGGTCAGAGTCGATGAACTCCGTGCAGTCCAGCGGCTGAATCGCGTTAGCCTGTTTCAATTCACGGCGCAGTATCATGTCAATCTGACGCGGTGTTAAAAGCGACGCATACAGCGCGTTAATCTGCACCGCCTCCGTCTCATCTCCGCACAAGCTCTCGCAATAGTCAAAATCGTACTTGCGCTCGTTCATGCAGTCATAGCAGACATCGCACTCCATGTCGTCCTCCGATTTCCACTCGCCGCAGATTTCGCACTTTCTCGCCTCTTCAAACTCGTCGCAGTGGCAATACGGGCAAAGGTCAACCGCCTGAAATGCGGGCTGTCCGCAGTACTCGCCGACATTCTCTTCCGTGTAGTCAGGGCACTCAAAAACGCCGCCGCAGTCTTTGCAAATAAACATTGTTTTTACCTCTTTCTTTATTTTGTTGGTCTCCCTTGACCTTGTGACTATATTATATATTGTTTGACTGTGTTTGTCAATAGTTTTTTTAAAAATTTTTTAACTTTTTTAAAGTTTTTTGCGGGCTTTTTTCGTGTTCGCTTCGTTCACTTTTTCCCCGGTTATAATTATATCGTAAAATGACAAAAAGGCAGGGCGCAAGCTCTGCCTTTGGAGGTATTATATGATTGACTACAATTTGTGAAGCTGAGCCTATATCTCCCTCTCTTCCAGTTCGCCGCACTCGTTCACTCGATGAAACTGATTAGCAAAATCGAGAATAGAGTTGCGCATTTTGATATAGTCTGCGTCATCGCACTGCAGCGAACACAGATGATACGCAAGCTGGCAAGCAAGCCTTTTATCCGCTTTGAGGTGTAGGCTGCCGCTCGACAGCGGATAACAAGAATAATCGAGATTTGCGCCTCTGAGGTCTGCACCATTGAGGTTTGCAACTCTGAGGTTTGCACCGTTGAGGTTTGCACCTCTGAGGTCTGCGCCTTCAAAGTCTGCACCTCTGAGGTTTGCATAGCTAAGGTCTGCGCGCATAAGGTCTGCACCGCTAAAGTCTAAACCGCTAAGGTCTAAACCGCTAAGGTCTGCACAGCTGAGGTATGCACAGCTAAAGTCTGCACCTCTGAGGTTTGCACCGCTAAGGTTTGTGTTGTTGAGGTCTGCAGCGTTGAGGTTTGCACCGCTAAGGTCTGCGCCGTCGAAAACCGCGCCAAAGAATAATGCGTTGATGAGGTTTGCGCCTTTGAGGTCTGTGCCCTTGAGGAGCGAGTTGGTGAGTTCTGCGCCTTTGAGGTTTGCGTAACTAAGGTTTGCGCCTCTGAGGTCTGTGCGACTAAGGTTTGCGCCTCTGAGGTTTGCATAGCTAAGGTCTGCGCCTTCAAAGTCTGCGCTGGTGAAGTTTACGCCGCTAAGGTCTGTGTCTCTGAGGTCTGCGCGTGTAAAGATTGCGTCTCTGAGGTCATAATCTAAGATTGCTTTTTTACGACCGCTCTTTAAAAGTTTCAGTACTTCCGCACGGTCAAACATTTTAATGCTCATTTAATCATCTCCTCCTGTTCTTGATGCTTGCTTTGATTTTATCCTCAAGTGCGATAAGCTTGTCTTCGTGGATGAAGCCGTAAATAATACCCACAACAAGCAGGATTTCAAAGACCGTTTGAATTGCAAATTTTAAAATCATTTTAAACATCCTCCACTATATGATAATTTTTTTCTCCGTATAGCTCCGGAAAGCGTTTTCTTTGTAGCAAAAACCAATCGACGCCGCCAAAAACTTCAGCTTTGTTTCTGCCTTTTTTGACGCTTTTGAGATAGTCGCCCGTATCCGATTTAACCCGATACAATGCGCCGCCGTCATAAGTCGCGAAAAGCGTCATTTGTTTCGTTGCGTCGTAGTTGTCCTCAGCGATCCAATCTTCCCAGCCCGTGATATCTTTTGTGTCAAAATAAACAAAATGCGGATTGAACTGATTGATTGCGGCGATTGCTTCTTCTTTTGTCTGATATCTTTTGCCTTTAAAAGTATAAAGGTAATACGCCTGATACCCGCTTTCCAGCGGTCTAAGTCCGACGCAGACATATTCGCCTTTATACTCTACAACCGTTACTAACATTTTAACCTCCTCACGATATATACATATTGTATTCCACGTTGTCGCTTTCGGGCATTTCGTAAGCCTGATAAACAAATCTCGAATTTTCAACCGCCTCGCCGTTGTATTCAAAAGCGGTCATGTTTCCTGCGAACATCGGGATTGTAACGCCTATCTCTGACAGCTCCGTATACATCTTCGCGATGTCCTGCGGCTTTCTGTATCCGTTGTACTTTGATATTATCTTGTTTGCCTGATTTCTGATTTTTGCATTGATTGTTGTCATTTTAATCACCTTTCTGTCCTTTCATTGTCTATATTATATACCATATAGCCGCGCTTGTCAATAGTTTTTTTAAAATTTTTTAAACTTTTTTAAAGTTTTTTCGGGCTTTTTCGTGAAATGACAAAGAGGCAGGGCGCAAGCTCTGCCTCTTTTCTATGTAAGTTAGGCGAAAAATCTGTGACCGCCTATCGTGCAGACATAGGTCTGCGATTCGTGCCACTCGCTGCTCACAAGCTCAGGCGCATAAAAATAAAGAATCTCTGCGTCTGTCACCGTCTCGCCGGCATCAAAGACTGCGGCGACGGCTTCCCTCGTCTCTGCGTTCGGTTCCACCCGGCGTTCGGTGTAACCATACTCGGTCACAATCTCGGCGGGTCTTTTCCCTGTTTGCTCGCAAGCATTCAAAATACACTGTGAGACCGCCATTTTGCCGTCAAACGGCTCTGTTCCCGATTCAGCCATAACTACCTCGCATATAAGCTCTCGCTCCTCTGCGGTCAACCTGTAGCGTGCTGTGGGTATCTGCGCCGATACCGTCGGTTCAGGCGCGGTAGTCGGTTCTGTCTCCGGTATCGTGATTTCTTCAGGAACCGCTGCCGCCGCGAAAAGCAGGACAAGTGCCAGCACTGCGGCGATAGTTAAAAATCCTTTCGTCATTTCAATGTCTCCTTTCTTTGTTTTGCAGTTATATTATATACTATGTTGTTACGTTTGTCAATAGTTTTTTAAAAACTTTTTAAACTTTTTTTAAAAAAACAAAAGCGCCCAGCCGGAGCTGAGCACCTTTGTAGACACGCATGAAGCATATATATTGTATCACATATTATAAAAAAGTCAAGCATAAAGCAAAACAGCACCGATTTCTCGATGCTGCTCTGCCAAAATGAAAGGAGAAAAACAAAAAAAGAACAATCGTGACCAAAGCCCTAACAGTCACTATAGATATTATAAAGCATTGCTTGTCATTTGTCAAGCCTTTACGGATATTTTATTATCAGCTCTTCGCGGGATAATAGTGTCAATCATACATAAAAGCCTATTGTTTTCATAGATTTCTTTCTGCCCGATATCCGCAGGACATAGAGCTTGTCAGACTGCGGACGATACGCCGATTTCGCTCCATAACCGCCGAACGATAAGAAAGAGCCGCAGTTGATACATTCTATATTCTTTTTGGTGATTTTGTTGTTGTACTTGTCAAATACAAGCTTCGCCCTCGGGCGGTCTTTTGCTTCGTGGTCATGACCGCTTGCGAAAAAGTCTATACCGTCCGTATAGTCGGCAGAATGAACTGATTTGATGTCCTTTGCCTGGTGCTGCAGCTGCCCGAAGTAGTGTATCTGCTTTGTGCTCGACGGTTTAATTTCCCCGATTGCTATGTTCAAGAACGCTATTGTGTCGCGGTATTTTTCCCCGATTCCTGCTATTAAGCAGCAGTCATACAGAGGATAAAGTCCGCAGGTCTTTGTAGCGCGATTGTGACAGTGATTGCCTGGAACAACTGCTATAGTCTTTTCTTTCAGTTCGGACAGCTGTTCTGTGACCCACTCTTTCTGATGCGCAGGGCTTGCGGTCTGCGTAAATATGTCGGACTTGCTGTTTGGGATAGCGTCCTCCATTAGGTCACCCACCCAGCATATATATGCGTTAGGGTCTGCGATTATCTGTGCTTTTAGATTATTCCACTTCTTCGCGTCAAACAGCTCCGAGCCGTAATGCAGGTCGTGAATAAAATATATGTCCGCATATTCCTTGTCGCGAGGAAGTTTAAAAATAATCGGCGTATCGTCGGGCAAAAACATATCCGTCGCCTACTGTTATTTGAAAATAATTCCAAACACTGTTGCGATAAGTGTTCCTATTGTCGCCGTTGCAATAGTCCACATCAGCTTTTCGACAACGCCTAACTTCGCCAGCCCGATTTCTATTCGCTTATCGTCGTTAGCCAGTTTGTTCGCTATTTCTCTGTGATTCTGATTGCAAGTTGACTGCTTGACATATCGCTCGTCAAGCCTTTTTTCCAGATTTTCCATTTCCATTTCCGTCATCGGCGTCTTCCTCTGCGATGATTTCCTGCAAGAGCTGTATTGCGCCTTGTGTGGCGTTTGCCTGCGCTTCAAAATATTTCAGCGTGTTTTTCAGCTCTTCCAGCCTTTTTTTATAGTCCATTGTTGCCTCCGATGATTTTATATTTATATTGTATCACTTTTGATATAAAAATCAAGTGTTATGCCAGTTTTACGGCTGTACCGCCTCCGAACTGCGCGTAGATACCGCCAGTGTCAACGAAGATTCTGCCGCTAACGCTCGAGCCGATAAGCTCCAACGCCATTCCAGCTCCGCCTGTTCCGCTTGAGTAAAATTCCATTCTCGCGGGGGTAGTGCCGTCCGTGTTGTTGCCCAGCTGCAAAATGCCGTGCGCATTGCTTTTTGCTCCAAGCTCCACGCTTATATCTTTAGCCCCAAACGGCGCGTGACAAATAAATCCGATAGCGTCGCCACTCGTAACACTTAAAGACTCGTTGACCTCTACTTTTGTGCGGAATCTCGCGTTGTCTTTTTCTATCACGGCATAATCGGTGTTCCAATGGTTTACAAGCGTGGCGTTTT